AGAAAACAGGCCTCCCCTTGACATAACTCTTAACGGAGACAACGTCATCGTGTACGCCGATGACGGGAGGGTCATAGGGAAAGACACGCTGCAGGGTCTCGGACTTGCCAAATAACAGGAGCTAAAGATGGAAAAGAAACTTATCAGGATTTTTGACGAAATACTAACCGAAAACATGAAGGATCAGGTTACGCCGATAAACAAAACGTACAAACTAGAATACTATACCGACAAGGACGACAACGACAAGGAAACCGCAAAATCCGTTGAAATAACATCGGAAGACGGTTCCAAGAAAAGTTTTGACGTCAACTCGAGTTCACTTGAGAAAAAGGACTCGTTCCAGGAAATGATCAGGAAAGGCGCTTTAATCGTGAATAGGCTCAACCTCAGCAGGTTCAAGCAGGCTCCCTATGACATTGTCGTATCAGACGGCAAGATAACCCAAATCAGCGGCTTCAAACTCAAGACGCCCTTCTCCATATTTCAGGTGAACGACAGCTGGCTCAAGGAGAAGGAACAGGTTCTCAAACTAAAAGAAATCAGAAAGAAAATGAAGAAAGAGAGCAAAGACAAAAAATAGTCTTCCGCCCCTTTTTACATAAAAAAACAAGCAAAAATAAAAGTTAATTATATACAACCAAGGATACAAATTTACATTAATGCTCGTAGATCTTCAAACACCTCCCAAGCCAGATGAACTGGTGTATAGCGACTTTTTCAAAGCCTATTCCGTAGTCATGAAGAAATGGCTAGAGACCATTGTGATCCCTGGCAAGACCATTTCCGTGCACTACGGCTCCTCGGAAAGAATATGGTCAAAGATAATAAGGAACAGAAGAAACTACAGCATTGACTTGCCCATCTGCTCATTCTTCCTCCCGTCCTGGAAAAGAGACGAGAACCATAACCAGCCACCTGAAATCCAAAGGATGGTTGGCGGGAGTTTCCTAAACGCAAAGCCCGGATTCTACAAGCTGAACTATGAGATCACTTGGTGGCTGAAGTTTCTAAAAGAGACAGACATCATAAAGTACCATATAGAAAGCCTGTTCACTCCCGAACTCTGGCTGAAGGTCATAAACAATACCTGGCAGAACGTCAACGGGATGCCTTACTGGATAGCCTGCAGGATAACCGACTTCAGCGACGCCTACGAAATGGAGCCGGGCGACAAGGCCGACCGTGTGCTGAAACTTGACCTCAAGATAGAGGTGGACGGGAAACTTTCGTACATTAACCAAGGTTCCGTGAGCAAGCCAGTGCAAAAGTTCGAATTTGACGTAGGTTTAGGCAAAGAAATTGACAAAAAAAAAGAATTAATCAAAGATAACATTAAAGATGATGCCTATTTGGAAGACATTTTAGATTACTACAAAAAGCACTGAAGTTGGAGGAAAAAATGGAAAAGATTGAGATAAAGAACCTTCTTTACCATCCAATACAAATTGTCCTGAGTGACGGTGAGATCACCAGCATCCCAGGAAGAAAGAAGAAGATTTTAAAGAAAGAAGAAGTTCACCAGAGACACATAGACACTCTGAAGAACAAGCAGTACATCAAAGTGAAGAATTTATAAGGAGTAACCCATGCCAGTTGTACATATTTCTCCAAGTGTAAACGTCATAGAGAGGGACAATTCCGGCTTTTCCCTTCCTCCTAGCAAAACAGCATTAGTGCTTATAGGGGAAGCTTCCAAGGGGCCAATCAACACACCGACAACGGTGACGAGCACAGACGATTTCAAAACCAAATTCGGTCTTAGGCTTGACAACGCCCTTCTTGCTCATGCGGCAATAAACTACCTTTCACACTCGAATGATTTGACCATCATCAGAAGCGCATACGACCAGGACATAACCATAATCGGAAGGCAAAAGGAAAAGTACACGCTCTCGTCCGGTTCCAACAAGATGAAGGTCGCCCTTAACGGCGCAGTTACCGGTGTTGACATAACCATTGCGGACATGTCATCCGATACGGCAGCCCTTGCAGCAAGCAAGATCACGGTTGCTCTAGCCGACAGCGGCATAACCTCGCTGACGGCCGAAGCCACGGACGCAAAATACGTCAACCTCGTAGCTGACGATACGGTCAAGAAAGTTGACCTGCAAGTTATTTCGGGCCACGCTTACGACATCTTCAAGTGGGCAACCACGGAAACAATAGTCGAAAGGGCTTGGTGCGCAAGCGCAACACTCACCAAGACCGACGCACCTGTCATCAATACAGGCGATCTTGATGCCGCTAACTTCAGCAACGTCTCTGGCTCCAGCATCATGAGAATCAAGGAAAACAGCAAAGATTACGTGAACTACACAATGCCTGAGGTTTCAGCAACGACAATAGCGGGTTCAACCGTTGCGTCCATTCTGGCATCAAACCTCGAATCTCAAAGGGATCCGGAAGAAACCAACTACTACTTTTCAGCTATTGACGCAAAAGTGAGGGTTGTTGGTTCCTCTCTCGTAACCCAAAGCCTGACGATAGACGACAGCAATCTTGCTGCCGACGCATACCAGATCCTTGGCGGAGATTTTGACATCGCCGAAGGCTCAACACTTGCTTTCGCTGAAACGGTAACCAATGTAGGAACCGTAAAAGGGAAATCCAAAGGTACCGCCTTCAACGGCCTCAAAGTGACCTATAACCTCAACATATTCAACCAGAACAACCTTGACATCGTCGACTCCAACAGCACAACGCCTGTCGAGTCACTGGCTAACTGGAACTTTGACGAATCCGACCCGGACAATTACATCGAGAACTTCGCATCCAATAATTCTGACTACATACAAATTGAATGGGATGAGGAAGGAATCGACTACCTTGACAAGAAGGAATATGTCCTTTCCGGTGGCCAAAACGGCATAAACGACACGATGACCACACAACGCATTTCAGTTCTCGAAGGCGACATAAGCAACCCTGAATTGTGGGAATTCAACCTCATTGCCATACCTGGTGAATCATCTTCAACAGGCATAAGCAGCCTAATAAACTTCTGTGAAAACACAAGAGGCGACTGTTTTGCCATAACCGACTCTCCGTTCGGATACGATGCCGATGCGATTGTCGACTGGCACAACGGAACAGGCGACAGCACGTCAGACAAGAGTTTCCCTCTTGATGAAACATACATGACAGCCAACTCCGTCAAGTTCAACAGTTCATACGCTGCGGTTTACTGGCCTTGGCTTCTTGGCCCGAACACTGACACGGGACTTGACATATGGATGCCACCTTCCGTTTACATGTGCGCACTTTACGCAAAGAGCGACAACGCTACCGATCCTTGGTTCCCGCCTGCGGGTGCCGACAGGGGCGTGATACCTGGTGTCTTCCTTGATGTTGAAACATCACCTGCGATAGGCAAAAGAGACATCATGTACGGGAAGCCAGGCAACAACATGAACCCGATTGTGACCTTCAAGTCCATCGGTACTGTTGTATGGGGTCAGAAAACGCTGCTCAGAACCGCTTCGGCTCTTGACAGGGTCAACGTCAGAAGGATGGTTCTTTATGTGGAGAAGGGAATTGTTAACATAGCAACCCCATTACTGTTCAAGTTGAACACCCCGGCTGTTTGGCAAGAATTCACGGACAAATCCAACAGATTCCTTGCCGACGTGCAGCGAAGATACGGTCTTACGGACTTCCTGGTTGTCTGCGACAGCACAACCAATACGTCTGACATCATAGATCAGAACAAGATGATCGGAAAGATCTTCCTGAAACCTGTCAAGGCTATTGAAGTCATCGACCTTTACTTTACGATTACAGCGGCTGGTGGTAGTTTTACTGAATAACATAATTCAGTATCATGCCAATAACAGACTCGTATAACGATCTATCGTTTTTCACTTCTACCAGGGGGAAATCAAGGGAACCCAAGCTACAGAACCGGTGGCTTCTGAGGCTTGACCGCATACCGATAATCCCCACAGAGGCAATCAACGCAAACGCATATGGCGCCTCAGATGACGAGTTTGCAACGCTCCTGCTGTCACTGAACAACTTCTCAAGACCGGAGTATAGCGTTGATCCGTTCGAAATCCCCAACTTCAACGACATGGTCTACTTTGCGGGCAAACCGTCGCACTCAAGGGAAATATCCTGTGAGTTCATTGATCTTATCGGCAACGAAGAGAACGATTCCGGCGTCAATTCAACGGCCGAGATACTTTACAAATGGTATAGCCTGATATATAACCCTGACTTCGGAACCGTAGGGTACAAAGACTACTATACTGTTGAAGCCAGGCTGTACCTTTTCGGACCCAACGGCCAACAAATAGAACAATGGCATTACTATAATATGTGGCCATTTACTCTCAGTTTCGGCGAAGTAACTCATGAAGGTGCCGAAAAACTTCTCATTTCGGTGACATTCAAGTATGACAGGGCAAGAATGATAAGCCAAGAAAAGGTTTCTTCGGACATCATACCAGAAAATGGCAGAAGCCCGAACAAATACAAAAGGACACTTGTGACTGATGCAGTAGATGAGGAAGCGACAGATTCCCTTGGGAAAGCAGGGCAGCTACACACTGAACCAACAGGAGAATATGAATCCGATTATGGTACGCAAGTCAATAAGTACAAAGGCAAAAGCCTAACTTCTTTAACAGGTTATAACATTGAAAATCGTTCTGGCCAACTCCATAACGAAGAAACCGGAAAATATGAAACCGATTATGGCGCCCAACTTGATAAGTATAAAGACAGAAGTCTTGAAACCAAAACTGAATTCTCAGGGCAGGAAAAAAGTACAGGGAGCAGCCTAGAAACTGTTCAGTCCGTTTCGGGTGAAGAAAATACGGTCGGTGAAGATTTGGCTGAAGATGCGAACAGTTCTGGCCAAGAAAGCCCCACTACAGGCAATACCCAAGAGGAAATTGACGAACTTTCGGGAGAAGACTTACCCGTAACGGGGAACATACAACCAACAGCCAATATCTTTTCTGGGCAGGTTCCTCCATACACAGGAAGCACGCAGGCTGAAACTAATGATGATTCAGGGCAGGAACCACCGGTATCCGGCGACGTGCAGCCAAACGACTTCAAACTTTCCGGCCAGGAACCTCCCGTA